GCCGTTTTCCACACTCACTGTCACTGTTCCGCGGATTCTTGTGACCACAAACGTTGCGTCAGACCCAGACCCGCCGGTGCCTGCTACTCCATAATAAACCTGGTAGTCCAGCAGTTTACGACTGGTTCTAGTTATTTCAACAGAATCATCAAGCGCAGGAGCAACAGCAAAGTCCACACTGGTAAACGAATTTGTCACATTATAATCTGTGCCAACAACAAGTACAGCACCTGCTACCACAACAGTAAGTTGAGTATCCGCATCAATTTTAATATCTTCGCCAATATAGTAGGAAGTAGTGGCTCCATCACCTAATGTTTGTACACGTTGACGTTCCCAGTCTACACGACCATATGCATACACCGCATTAGCACCTGGTGCTCCAACATACAACCAACGTTCGTCCTGACTGACCACAACACTTTGACCAAACAATTCAGCCGCTGTGGTTGATGTTGGTGATGTCAACATTTGCCATTGTCCGTACGGGATAGTGCCTGATGCACCAAGTTGTGGATCTCGATAAATTACCACAGCATACCCATTGTCAACTGCGCCAGTTGATCCTAAACTGTTAGGAGCACCGGCTGCGGCCCAGGTTTGATTGCCAAAGTCTACCGATGTGCCATATCCACGTGCTGCTGTTTGCCCATTGAAAGGTCCGCCACTGACGTCTAATATGTCCAAACTCAACACTGCATCATTGGGAGCCAATGGACTGATTGGTGCGTATACATTGCTGTCACTTTTGACGTACACATATACACCACCACGACGTGGCAAAGATGTCAATGAATAAGGTGTCCAATATGCCGTGTTATAGATGCTGATGCCTTGCGGCACAGGTGCAGGTGCATAGAAAAATTCAGTTTGATACGGATCAGGAATATAAACAATAGAAAATTCCACATACTCGTTGGCAATGTTCCATTCAGTTGCTCCCACTGGGAAACGATACCGAGGGCTACCTACCAGCGCCGCAAAACGATTTTGTGCTTGCGCCACAGAAGTACCGTACTGTTCACCTTCATCAACTTCAAATGGAGTAAGGCTCAACAGTTCTGTAAACACTTCTTCTTTTTGTAACACGGACCACAGGCCGGCACCGTTGTTGTCAACCCAAACTTTAGCACCAGGTGCTATTGTATTGGCATATGGCAGATTCAAAATATCACTGGCCTGAGCAACCCGTTGAGTTTTTAAAGTAAACCCAAGTCCTGTACCATTGACCACGGTGCGACTGCCAGTGAAACTAAATGCAATAGTAACTGTGTTGAGATCCACAATACTCAGCACTGTGTATACGCCGTTGACTTCTGCGTCAAAGAAACGTATGATCAACTTGTCATTGACAGCAAGATTGTGTTGTTGAGAAAATATTGCTAAACTGGTTCCGTCTAAATTGTCACAGATATGATCAATAGTACCTGGTACAGATTCTGATCTATAAATTGCCCAATCGTAAGAATTAATTTTTGCAACACATATATTGGTTCCTACCCCAATTTGATTGATGTTTGCGGCCAAACTGTCTGTGTTATCGATATCAAACACAGTGATATCCACATCATCCAAATTCACATACCCAGCACTGGGCAATGCAATATCTGTAGGCAATGTGTTGGTCACCGGCAAAATGTCAGGAGATGTTATTTTATAACTTTCTCTCCAGATATCTGAAAACAATATTGTCTGATCTGCTTGACTGCTTTGTTGCGGATTGATAATTTGCACCAAACTGGGATTTGAATCTAGTAGCGCACGATTCAATTGAAGTTGGAAAAAACTTCTGTTGGCATTTGCGCCGTATACAGCACGTTGAACTGCCCAGTTTTCATAGATGTTATAATCTGCTGATTCTTTTCCAAGATTGGCCTGTGAAAATAATTCAGCACTGAGTATGGTACCTTTGCTGCCAAGGAATTGTCTATAAATGTTTAATTGACTTACATCATCAAGATTCAATGATGTCATGTATTGACGAGGACGGAATCCAATTAGTCCGTAACTCAACAAGTCGTTGTCTTGTTCAAGATTGCCACTGTTGATATCATAACTGCTTTGCAGTTGGTCTGCTTTGTTGGCCAAGTTAGGCAACAGTCCCAGTTCAATTTGAGTGTAGTCGCTGGCCAGCCAGTCATTGGCATTGAACACTGCTGTGGGTTGTACAATTGCTGCTGCCGACCAGTATGCACCTTTGTATTTGACAATTTGTCCTTTGGTATAAGTGGCATCAGAATTCCATTCTTGAATGTTGTCCTGATTGAGAATAAAACCTTGCGCATCCACTGAGCCATTCCACTCTGTTGTGGTCACAGCAATCAAATTTAGTCGACTTTGGCGAGCACCTGTTGTTGGCTCATAAATCAAATCGCCAAACACACTGGCATTGTCCAGCACTATCATGTGCTCGTAGGCAGTGTATTTTAAATCAATATAACTCAATGTTTGATCTGTGGCAGGCTCAACAGTGAATGTATTTTCAATGCGAGTAATGATCAAATTGCGTGTTTGCAATTCTTTTTTGTTTTGATCCAACAAAATGTTTTCTGCAGTTTGTGCTTGGATACTGTCGACCACAGCCCGGTCACGAGAAATGCTGAGTTTGAATGCCAGTGGGTTGAGATTGATCAATGCTTGTTCGTCCCATCCTTGTTGGCTCCAGTACAGGAATTCATTGACCATTTGTCCCCAACTCAAAATATATCCGTTGGCGGTGTCTTCAAATGTTAGTCCCTGACGTTCAAGGTATTTGCCATAACTTAACAAAAAGTCACTGACTGATGTGATGTCAGAAAATATGTAACCATAAGGAATTTGTGCGACTGTGCCAGTGTAGAATGTAGGCACACGCACTGTGGCACCACCTGCACTGTAAGTTTGCAGTTGTCCTGTGAACTGACTTTGTAGTATGTTAAAATAAGGTTGTGTGGTGCTATATCCAAACACTGCATATCCGCCGGCAGTTTTTTGTATTACCACTGATGAATAACTGGCTCGGTCAAACGGCTGATTTTTATACAACAAAAGATTGTAACTTTGATCAGGAATCAAGAAAGTTGTATTGGTAGAATTAGGGCTGGACTTTTCTGTGTAAATTTTGATATACTGTTTGTCTGAAAAACTGGCCATTCTATAGCACAATCTCACATCCAATGCGCCAAGGTCAGCAGTGAGGTCAGCAGTGCTATCCACACCACTTTGACGATTAAAATCCACAATCCAATCAATGTAACTGGCTTTACTTGTGCCATCTCCGTATATTTCCAAGTCGTTGGCATTTAATCTATAACGGTTGTTGTACAAATATTGATTTAAATCTGTATCAAACTTGTACAAATCTCTGTCAGCAAACAGTGCAAAGAATTTAGCAGGGCGTGTCAACGCCAACAGTCGCATGACTGCAAATGGATATGCACTTGAATTCCACCAGGATGCTTCTACAGGTCCACCGTCACCTATTGCCCAACTCTTGCGGAATGCTGTTTCGTTGTAATTGCCCACTACACTATCAAAAGGACTCAATAGTTCGCCTTCGGTGCCTGTGGGTACAACAGTGGTCAATCCTGAACGTGCATATTCAGGCAAATAGTACGAAGCAACAGGATCTGCCACGTAGCCCGCTTCCAAGTCATCCCACAACACCAAGTTATCTTGCGTGTATGGTCCTGTGCCGTAGGTAGAGTCCCACCAAGAAGGTTTTACAGTAAATCCTAGCATCTCCCAGGGCGTCTCTTGAGGTTGTTGAGTGTCATAGTAGTAACGATTAATCCCGCGCCAGGCGCCAGGCAATGGATCATTGTTTAATTTACTTTGCGCACTACTGTAATTCCATGTGAACTCGTTGGTTGCAGAATAATTTTGTATTCGATAATCTAATTTGTTCCAGGCCACATAACTCAAAAAGTCTGTGCTCAAGATATTGTTGATCTGAGCCATGGTATAGCCAGTGGTCCTGAACTGTCCTGGCAATACATCTGTCACAGTCAACGGAACTGGGTTTCCATCTAACTTGAGGTTGCTGAAAATTCTAGTTTCAAATTCCAACAACACTTCATCTCTGATATCACCAAATGTTTTTGTCACACTACCATCATGACCAATTATCACTGTCTGTGTGCCTGAACTGGTTTTTTGGGTAACTATTTCTGGTCGATATGCAGGATACAACCCTAATTTTGTTGGAGTGTTTGGCACAAAACTACCAAAGGTAGAAGTATATTCTTGCAAGGTCAGCACATTGCCCAACGTCAGATCGACCAACACTGTGATTCGAGGACCATCTGTGGCCACAATGTAATCTCTATCACGCACAAGAATTGTATCATTGAGGTAAACGTTCATACCCTGGTAGTTGGCCGAAGTATAGTTGTAAACTTGTGCAGTATCAAACACATCTGAAGTGGTGTTTGATATGGTGTATGTTGTGGTAGTAAACACTGATCCAGCGGGAATCATGTCACTCCAATAGAATGGTTGAGACGACAGTCGACCAAGAGTGATGTCTGCTAATGCAATATCTAATACTTCACCAGCAGTTTGTTGTTGTACAACTTGTTGAGTTACTGCATTCAACAGTTGTCCCTTGAATTTTAAATATTCCTGGCTGTTGTATTGTAATGCTGAAAAAATATTAAATTGTTCGCTGCGTAAAAAATAACCGGCCAAAGTCATAGGCGCACTTTGTTGCAATATGGTCAAACCATAAGGCACCAGATTACCTAAATCTCTAGTGTTATTGGCACCGTTGACAGGACCAACCAATTGGGTCGACAAGTTTTCACATATAGTTTCGTACTGAGTGCGAATAGTACCCAGTGTAAAACTAGGACTGTTGTTGTTCAGCGGATTATTTTGCAGATTAGTTGGTACTTGATAAAATGCTGTTGCACTGGTTTGATCGCTTAAAACCAATACTTCAATAATATCTGTTGGTAGATACACGTCAGACAATGTGATTGTAGTGCTATTAGTGTCTACGGTCACAGTATATTTGTCAGGTGCAATAAAATTTGATCCAACATAGATTTTCAATGCAGGCAGTACTGTGGTAGTGCTTGCTGCTATATCTACCTTTAACGATTGCCCAGTATAGTCAAATTTAAATTGTTGATATTGTTGACTGGTTGCCACTGCTGGTTGCCAGCCAATCAGTTTACCGAATGTAGTACGATCTACATACTCTCTGGCCACACCTGAACTAATGTCTGATGTGACACTGACGTTGTCCAACACATATAAAAATGTATCTTTGTACAAGTTGTTTTCAAATACAATATCACCCACGTTGTCAATGTTTAAATATTGCAATGGGAACTGTAAAATAGGGTCAAGAATACTGGTATCACCCACTGCATAACTAAACAACTTGCTGCCAACAAAGGTTGTAGAAGGATAACGTGCCCTGCTGCCAAAACTGATGCTGTCAAGATCATACACATCAAACAATGGTGCCTGTTGAACACTGGTTTTTTGTTGTGCTTCAGTCCACTCAACCCCGTTGTACCAATAAGACAGACCTATTTGGGTGGTTCCGTTTAAACAAACCACAGTTTGATCTACCAGCACTAATCCGTCATCAGCCAGTATCAAATTTATAATAGGTTGTGCAATCAAGGGAGGCACACTGTCAGGTGTTACAAACTGTACCACATAAATTTTATCACGTACATCAGGATCTGAATCCGCTGCAAAAATCACCCGACTACCATCTACAAATGTGTATCCATCCACACTGTATCCGGTACTTCCTTCGATGTTGCTCAGGGCGTCAGTTTCTGAAAAATCAATAATATCAACTGGTTGCTTGCCTTCAGTACCAAAATTGTACAATCTTATGCCTGGTCTGAAACTGATAATAGGACGCTTGGCACGATAATTATTGTCCAGTGAGGCCACAGTGTTGTTGTAAGTGGCGCTGGCCTGAATAACATCTACATGGAACCAACGATTACTGCGTGTCCAGGCATTCAAGTCTTTGCTTGCTCTACTAATAGTCAAATAATCAATGGTGTCAGGTTCTCCAGCAAGAGTGCTGTCTTCTGCAGGAACCACATAAGGTTCAGGAGTAATAAAGTTGCGCACTGGCAACAATTCAATGGCTGTGCCAACGCCAGATACATAAAATTCATTGTTGGCAAATGCCACCGCAGTGAACCCTAACACTGTGGCTGTGCCAAGTTCAAACGTGGCACCATCGCGCACTGTGGCTATTGAGAATTGAAAACCATTGGCTGATATAGTTTTGATATAATATGTCACACCTGGTTCAATGCCACCTGCTGTGGTGCCTGAAAATATTATTTCTTCGCCTTCATACAATCCTGCAGTTGAACTACATGTAATGTAATTGCTGCCTGATTGAGTACCAGTGCAAGTAAATGTGGTCGTACCTGAACTATAACTTACTGGTAATACATCACCAGTGAATTTAACTTTGAGTCCATTGGAAAATACCACGCCATTGGGACTGGTATAATTTTTCTTGCCAATTATTTGATCAACAAAAAGTGTGTTGGTTTCGGTTTGATCCAACAATCGAAATTTTCCGTACATTGCGGAATCAGTGCCATCTTGGTACCACAATTCGTTTAGCACGGCTGTCAACAATGGAATCTGTAAGAAATATCCTGTACTGTTTTTAAACCAACTGGTGTTGCTGTAGGTGGTGCCGTAAATGATAGTAAACTTGTTATTTGTTGCTACAGTTTGCACCACAGCCAATTGAATAGTGTCCACAGAGCCCACGGTGACAATGTTAATTTGCCAAATTTGATATCTGTTGGCAAAAGGTACTATTGATGCACCGTCGACCCAACCTGCTGAATCAGTGTTGGTAAACACCAGTGTACGGTTTGCCAAGTAGGTTACACCATCAATACCGCCATGAGTGGCTATAAACGAATCCAATGGTTGATTGTTGATTTGATCAAATCTCAAATCTGTCAATAAATCAACCGGCCCTACATCAGGCAAATTATAATAAAATTGTTGAGCAGTTTTTTGTGGTACATTAAAAGTAACCACACCCAAATCTTCTCCATTGTTGTTGACCCCAAACACGTTGCGACTGCTGATATTAGGAGTAGAAGTGATGGTGCCATCTGTGCCTGGTGTGGTTTGAATCCAAAATCCAGGTCCAGTTCCTGAGGTACCATCAACAATGTTTAAAGTACCACGAAGGTTGATTTGATTTTCGCTGACGTAGTACAAAGTGTCGGGCGCATCTTGGGGCACAACAAAAGTAACCACTCCAAAACTGCTGCCGTTGCGTGTGACGCCTGTGCTGTAAGCATCGCCTATGCCTAAACTAGGTGCAGTTTTGATCCAAAATGGGTACAGCCCATTCAAGGTAATGGTGAATACATAGGTGTTGCCACGAACCAAAGTCAACTCTGGATTGGCTGTTTGGTCGATCAAATAAGACACAGTGCCGTTGTTGGACACACGATAATTCACTGTTTCTTTGGTGTTTTGTGCCACTTGGAATGTGTAACTGCCGCCACGCACCAAATCAATGGTGGGATCGTCGCTGGAGATCACAGTTTGATTATCAATCACCGTTGAAAAACTGTACCCTCCATTTTCTCTTGTGACTACATAATTAGCAGAATTAGGCACGGGCACAGCAGCCACATCCACAGTTTGTGGTCCAGACGGCAACCAGTAATACTGACTAAAGTTAATGAACTCGTCAAGGTCCACAAATGGATCCCAGGTATAATAATCGCTGGTATACAACTGATCGGCCTTGGTGGCATCACCGCCTTGGAATCCAATGGCATCATTCATGCCAGGATAAGTTATGACATTTTTAATGTTTTGAGTGTCAGGCTCAAGGCTGATTACTCCTGGCTCCAGTTGGTAATCTTGTCTGGTGACATCTGGCTCAACCACATACCGATCATTGGGGTTTACGCCAGGCCCTACTGTGCGACCAATGAAACCTTGTGTCTTTTTAAACTTGGGCTCTTGAACCATTTGATCCAGGGTGGCAGCCAAGAACTGCTTGTTAACTGGTGTTCTAAAAATCTCTGGTAAAAAATCAACTGATCTGGTTCGTGCCATTAAATTACTCCGCTGCCTGGGGCAGTACGCAAGTTGGTGCTGGTCAATGCTTCAATTACATCGATATTGTCAATGGTTGCACCATTGGCAAAAATTTCGTTTGGTTGGCTGCGTATTTCATACAGGTCACCAAAACTCTTTTGTTGGTCTAGAGGTACTAGTACCACTGAACTAATGATGCTGCCCAGTTGACTGTGCAAGTATGCTGCCAATTCTGAGAAGTAAAATGTGTCACCAAAATTCCATTTATCAATGCTGAAATACGCATTCATCTCTGCCAACACTGAACTTTTAATTTCGCTGGTGCTAGCTGTGCTATTTTGAGCACGAATAACTTTGATTGTGGCACGTAGTTGTTGCGCCGCTTTGGGACCAAACAGCGGCTTGAAAACCACTGAGTTGACCACAATGTTGTCAGAGATCATTTTGTAATCTTCAAGCCCTTGATAGTCTGTACTGAGTTCGTTGATGGTAGGCATGTCTGGTTCTATCACTGTTCCAGTGGTATCACGCAACCAGTTTTGATAGGCAGTGTAGTAACTTTGAGTGACCACGTAAAGATCAATAATGTTAGTGGTGCCTGGATCAATTCTATTGGTCAATGGCGAATTGTGTCGGTATTGGAAATACAAACTTTGTCGACCTGTGCGAGCAATCCATCCTGATACGCCGACAATGGTGCGAACCCCAATGGTACTAATGCTAAGTTGATAAAATGCATCTTCATCATAGGCATAGAATACTTGCCCTGGAGACCATTCAGTTTTGACCAGTTCAATTTCTTCTAATGTGCCATAATCATAGACCACAACATCTGGTTCAACCAACAGGTAACGTTGCAAGTTATCAAAGTCCACTGTTTGCTGAAAGAACACATACGGGCCAGCCATGGTAGAAGGTCCTACAATTTCTTCAAAAAAGTCAGGATTGTCAGGTACACCGTCATTGTCCGAATCTCGATAACTTACCAACACCTGGAAGTCGTCTACATAACCATCACTTTCCACAGGTTGACCAATGATTGTGGTATAGATATCACCGGGCAATGGCTCTGTTGAGTTGGGTTGTGTGTTGACTGCCAGCACATTGATAAAGTCTTTGATAATAGTGCCAGTGCGGCTGTCGTATACCAGTTGGTCTTCGTAGAAGAAGAAACGTGTTTGCAATACTGATCCAAAGTTGTAACTCAGACCACGGAATGTGATTGTATAGTTTTGATTTTGTACTACAAATTGCACCAACCAGGAAGCATCAAGATTGGTACCTGAAGTATTGCCGGCATACTGTTGACTCCACGACGCAGGGTTGCTTTGTGAATAAGCATCAAGATTAGTGCTGGTAATGAGATACCAACTGTAAGGTGTTCCAGTTATGTCACCGTTGCTGTCATATCCTAGACCAAAATTACGATACAACAACATTTGTTCGGCTATTTGTTGTTCAATGGTAGTGGGAAGATCTGTTACAAACAGTGGAATAATTGTGTCAACCAGTGCACCAGTGGGCACAAAATTGTTGATAGTAACTGGGCCTGCACCGGATGTTAAGTTGCCAACGCCATTGTTGTATCCATCGCCGACGATTTGTTGCGGACTGGCCCAGATTTCCAAGCGCTCGTCTGCTCGCATGGGTGTGCCTTGCACCAATCTGTTGTTGCGATCAAAGTAGTAGCCAGTGGGCGGCACAAACTTGATCAAACTGCCCACAATTACATATTGAAACATTGTGGTAGTAGTAGTACCAATGGGTATAGGTGTTCCTGTGGCATCAGTGAAGTACCCAGTGGTTTCATTGGCCAGCGTTGTGCTTTGACGCCATTGATAGTTAGGTAACCATGTTATGCCATTGGGTGTGGTTGTAGAAGTAACTCGTGGAAAATTAGCATAATAAAATTGCCGCATGGTGTAACCACCAATGTCAGGCTGCACTTGATTGGCAATAACATCTGCAATTTCGTTACGATTGGTCCAAGAGAAAAGTATAGTAGGCAAAATATTTTGTTGCCATATGCCGCCATCACTGCTGAATGTGTTGGTTGAACTGTACTTGCCTGTGTTGTCTACCAAGTCAAGATATCGGCTGGTACCAATTGATGCACGATTCAATGCTTTGCTTTTGATAATACTGTTGTACTGTGTGTATGGAAACAGATTGTAATCTTCTCCGTTGACCATGCGGTTCTGTGTGTAGTAACGAGCAGGAGCACGTTGTTTGATTTCGCCAATGGGCTCACGTGCTTGGCTGTTGCTCACAGGACGTGTGATGCCGCAGGTGAATGTGATGGTCTGCAAGTTGCCGTTGCGGTCAGTGTAACTGATGGGCAGCACAACGTTTTGCATTTCTTCTGGGTTGATGATGTATTGCAAACCGTTTGAGGCTCGCACATACGCACGGAAAATGCCCACAGGAATCTCTGAGAACACCCCATCACCAAATACCATGGTAATCTGGTCGTTGGCTCTGCTGGTCACAGAATAAATGGGTTGCAACACATTGTTGCGTTGTGCTGCCGCAGTATAAACATTTTCTACATATTGCCATGAACGATTGATATTGCCCACGTTGTCCAGTTGAAACAGCCAACGGTCTTCGTTGTTGACTCCTTCAATGTTGATGTCTACTGTACGATTGGCAATGCGCTCAGCCAAGTTAAAGTCTTGATTTTGTAAGATACCTTGTTTGAACAAGAAAAAATAACCTGTATTAGAACTTTGAAATCCCAGTTGATCGTTTCTGAACAGTACGTTAAAACTGGTGTTGGGAGTAGGAGCAGGTTCATACACATAATCTCTTCCTACTGATGTGGATGTTATTGCTTCAAACGGCATGTTAATACCGTCCACAGTGGCCGAGTAAGGAACCACTGGTAAAAATCCTGGCACCAAATTTACAGCATATTCAGCAGTGTCCACACCCAAAATAGTTTGACGATTACCTGGACGACCCACACGTTGACTGTCTACCAGGCTGGCGTTGATAATAGCAGTAAACTGTTCTTGCCAGTCTACGTTGGTAGGATCAGCCCAGTTTACAGTGACATTGCTGAGATTTACACCGTTGTAATCCACAACATTTTCTGTTGTTGTGACATTGAATACTTTGAGATAACCTTCGGCTGCTGTGTTGCGTTTGGCTGTGTAACTTACTAGGTTGGCCAGACGTGTGACACTGTCTCTGCGTTCAGCTGTGTCAATGTAGTTTTCGCGAGTGTTTAAGTCTGTGCGAAAGGCCAGTGCCTGCCCCATGAACGCCATGACGTCCAGCAGGGCAATAAATTCTGACGATTCAATGTAGTCATTGAATGTTTCAGGATAGTACAAACGCAAATAATCAATGAAACTTTTACGAAGAGTTTCAAAGTCATAACTTTGAAAATCGGCTTCGCGGTAAGTTTGGTAGATTTGTTTCCAATCTTCTACACCAAATATTGCTGTTTGTCTTGTGGTTGTTGCCATTTTCGTATCGTCCGTGCTTTATTTATTGATAATAAAAACGGCGTAGTTATACGTAACTGGCATTGCGAGTTTGTTCGTCGAAGAATATGCTGAGAATTTCAGCGTTAGTGGTGTTTACAATGGTGATTTGTAATTGTATCAAGATGCCATTTTCTTGCGGAAACGTTTGAATGTCGCTGACGATCATTCTAGGATCTCCTCCAGCCACACGTTGTACTTCGGCGCGGATATCTTGTTGCAACTGTTCAACTTGATTCTCAAACAAATAATCCCAGAGCACTGTGCCATATCCAGGACGGCCTGGCAGTTCACCTTGCCGTATGTTGAATGCATTCAGCAGATCACGTTGAATCAAGTCAAAATCAGTCAGTGTGAATTTTTTGTTTTGATTGATGGTGTTGAAGCCAATAAATGTGGTCATGACAATATTTATGGTGTAATTTTAGGCTTGCTGGCGTGCCTGGGCTTGACGTTTTTCTTGTCTAATGGCTTTTTTCAAATCATTTGCCAATCGCATAGCAGTAATGATGTCAATTAGTTGTTTTCGAAGTTTTTCACTGAACTCTGAACTGTACGGGGTAGCATTAAGGGCTCGGGCTTCGATTGCTGAAGTCTTATCTAGAACAATTTGAAATTCAGCCAATAATGCATCAAGTTTTGCATTTTCTGCATCTAATTGATCAAATGGGGCCTCTGACACTTTTATTTCTGTCAGGCGGACAAGCAAGGCCTTTATTTCTTTTCTCAATGCTTTGTTTTCAGCCACCAAGGCTTCATCGGCCGGTTGGGGACCATAGTTAAAACTAGGCACTTTGTCATTGCCCACCACTCGAGTTGTGGCAGCATCTACGGTTTGTCGATTCACTGTGTTTTCTGATTCTCCAGGAGGAGCCTGTTGCTTTACA